AGACAACGCACGCACTTGCGCTTCCGGGATGCTCGGGAAGGGCCATGGCGCCGAGGGCGGCGTAGGCGGCGACGTGGCGCCGGTCCCGTTGCCGACGGGCGACTTCGGACCGGTGCCGTCATACAGCCACTGCGCGTTCACGCGCAAAAGCGGGGCGACCTTCATGCAGGTCGCCATGTCCATTCCGTTGGATCCGTTGAACCAGTGCGTCGCAGCGCCGGAAGAGGCGTTGGCAGCCTTCCATAGATCGGTCTTGGTCAGCCGAGGCTCGTCAGCATCCGCGCGGCGGGACGCTTCCTCGTTGAACGCCTGGGTGATTCGCTTTTGAAAGGTCATCTTAGGATGCTAAACAAAAATGTTCTTAGGTGGCTTGCTTTCAGTATCTTAGCATTCTAAGATTTATCCATGAGAGCAAAAACGTTGGACTCGTCTCTTATTGATGCCCTGGGCGGGACGGGCCGCGTGGCCGCCCTGTGCGGGATTACGCCCGGGGCGGTATCCCAGTGGCGAACCAATGGCGTCCCCAAGGCATGGCGAGAGTTTCTGCGGCTGGCTCGCCCCGAGGCAATCAAGGCTTGGGAGACCAGGCAAATCCGGCTTGAGGACCAACGGCCGCCCTGATGCCCGGTGTGGCCCGCTGCCGGCCCATCGCTCGCACCGGTCTTGCGGCCGGGTTCAGAAAGCGCACCTATCAAAGCAATCGACAAACCCGCCGGGCGCCTTGCTCGTCGCCGGGCTGCTGGAGCACGCATGAATTACTACAGCCACAACATCGGCGACTACGCCCAGGCGACGACCCATCTGAGCCTCGTGGAAGACGCCATCTACAGCCGCCTGCTGCGGCGGTATTACGCCGAGGAAGAACCCATCGCCGACAACATGACGCAGATCTGTCGCTGGGTCGGCGCGCGTACCGATGAAGAAAAGGAGGCCACCGCACAGATCCTTGCCGAGTACTTTCAACTGCACGAGGGTTACTGGCGCAACAAGCGCGCCGACGCGGAGATCGCCGCCTATCACGTCAAGGCCGAGACGGCCAAAGCCAACGGCAAGCGGGGAGGGCGGCCTCGGAAGGAGGCGCCGTTCTCGGAAGCGTCTTACGTCGGGGCTGCGGACAACGCTGGGTCGAGTGAAAACCCACGGGAAACCGGATCGCAAGCCAACCAGGAACCAGGAAACAAGAACCAGGAATTGAAAGAGACCTCCCCAAGCCCTCGAACGCGGGCGAGCGGATTTGATGCCTCCACCATCGACCTGCCCGATTGGCTTGATCGTGACGATTGGTGCAGTTGGATTGCTGACCGGAAGGCTCGGCGAAAGCCGGTGACGCAGGAGGCAGCGCGGCGCCAACTGCAACAGCTTGCCGCCTATCTGGCCGAAGGACATCAACCGTGCGCCGTGATCGCGAACAGCATCGCAGGCGGGTATCAGGGTCTCTATCCGCCGCGGGTCCAAGCTCGACCGGGGCCTTCGGCAAGCCGGGCCCAACGCCTGGCCGACTGGACCGACGATCTGCGCGACGTGCTGGCCAGCGACCACCATCCACGCGAGAAATTCATGGGGACGATCGATGCAACCCACTGACATCCAGCCCACGAGCCTGGGCGCGCTGGTGGTCAACGAAATGTGGCTCATGTACGGCTCGAAATTCGCGCAGCAATGGCAGGGCCTGACGGCGCGAGAGCTGAAAGACGCGTGGAACCAGAAGCTCGAGGGCTTGAACGAGAGCCAGGTCCGGCGCGGCCTGGTCGCCTGCCTTACTCAGGAATGGCCGCCGACCTTGCCCCAGTTCATCAAGCTGTGCTGCCCGTGGACGGTCCCGGAAGTGGCCTATCACGAAGCGGTGCGCGGCATGACCGCCCGCAGGCAGGGAGAGCAGGGCGCGTGGTCGCATCCGGCGGTGTATTGGGCCGCGGTGGGCGTGAGCACCGTGGATCTGCTGGGCTGCACCTATGGCGCCATCAAGACACGCTGGGAAAAGACACTGAGCGACGAGCTGGCCAGAGGATCGTGGCCGGACATCCCGCAACCGAGGACGGCGCTGCCCGCGCCGGGCCGAACGCTTGCCACGCGCGCCGAAGCCGAGGCGGCCTTGAAAATCATGGGTGCGGAAAAGCTGCTGAGACAACAGGGACGTCCGCATCGCAGCTGGATCGCCAAGTGGGAGGCGCGTATCGCGCACGGCGATCACCCCAGCCTGGGCATCGCCCAGATGATCACGCGGGCCAAGGGCGAGCGCGAAGAGACGGTGTGCGACAGCAAGGGAAAGCTACACGGAAAGCAATGCAAACACTGCGAGGCGGACGATGCGAAAGTTGACGGGTGACGACCTGATGTGGAATTGGGCGAGGTGGACGTGGTCAGGCGCGTCCGTGGGCAACATGCCCTTGCACGTGTCCGAAGAGGACGACTACCGGCCGATCAATGATCACCACGCGCAGGTGGTGGAAGCGATGCACGCCGCGCTGCCGTGGCATGAACGGATGGTCATCATCGCCGAGTACCCGCAGAAGCACGCCATGTTTGGCGAGCTGACGGCGCGGGACCGCAGGGCAAAGGCCTTGGACTGGATCGCCCGCACGACCGGCGTGGCGCTGACAGAAACCGAATACAAACTGTACCTGGGCCTGTTTCGCAGCCAGGTGGAAAGGAGGCTTGCGTGAAGTACGCGCACGAAGTGATGGATCTGATGGCCTGCTATCCCGGCCGGGCGTTTCGACTGATGGAGCTGGTTCGCCATGTGTCGCACGGCCGCACCTTGTCGGCCGCCGAAAAGACGCGATTGCAGCGCGGCATCCAGCGCGCCATGGACGCGCTGCAGGACACCGGCAGCGTGATCATTCAAGAGCCGGAAACCGGCGGCCACGGCAGGTCGTACGCATGGCGTGTGACGGAACCGTCACAAGGCGCCGTCATCGCCGTCACGTAATCGGTCACAATGGGCCCGGGGCATTGCGCCCCTCACCAATGCAGCCCCGGTCCGCCGGGGCTTTTTGCTTTCCGTAGCACTGTTCCGTCATTTGCCCGTTCTTGGCGGGCGCGGATCGCATGGGGCATCGCGTGTGACGGTTCCGTCACAAGCCCTCGCCTCATCGGTCACGCGTTCGGTCACAATAGGCCCGGGACATTGCGTCCCAAGCAAACGAAGCCCCGGCCATGCCGGGGCTTTTTGTTTTGGGGGCGAGCTTCGGTTCAACCCTCTCAGGCAGGAATCCAGCGCCATGCGCATTCAGATAAGCATCACTGAAAGTCAGCTGGTCGAAGACCTGGTCATCTTCTTCAAGACCCTGGTGGATGGCGAAGTGATTCGCGGTCTTCCTGACCAGCTTCCTGCTCCCATGCGCGAGTGCATTGTCATCACGCCGATGGCCGCGCTGGGACTCTCGCTGCCGCTCATGACCTATGCCGATCCCTCGCCCGAAGCGGGCGCGCGGACCATCACGCAGGCCACGCAATGGTCGGCGCGGGTGGACAGCTACGGCGAACAGGCGCAGGACCTCGCGCTGACGCTGGCAATGGCCTTGCGCAGCCAGCACGGCTGCGACTTCCTGAAGGATCTGGGCCACGCGCAGCCGCTGTATTCGGGCGAGATCACACATTTGCCCGTCGGCAGCGCGGACCACCCGCGCTTCGAACGGTGGTCATTCGACACCGCCTTGCAGTTCAACCCTTCCATCACCGTGCCGCAGCAGTTTGCGGACCAACTTCACGTGGGCCTCATCGAGGTCGACACCACCTACCCTACGGGAGCTTAACGCTATGTCCATTCCCGCCAGTGAAATCGTCCAGGTCGTACCGGGCGTGATCGCAGCCGGCGGATCGGCCCTCGACTTGAACGGCCTGATCCTCACCAACGATACGGCCGTCCCCATCGGCGCCATCCAGAGTTTCGCGACGGCACGCGACGTGCAGCGCTTTTTCGGTCCGACCTCGACCGAGGCCAGCCTGGCCGACGTCTACTTCAATGGGTTCGACAACTCGACCCGCAAACCGGGCAACCTGCTGTTCGCGCAATACCCCGCCGCGCCGGTTTCCGCCTATCTGCGCGGCGGCTCCATGGCCGCGGTCACGCTCGCCGCGCTGCAGGCGCTGTCCGGCACGCTGACCGTGACCGTGGACGGCGTGGCCAAGACCTCCAGCAACATCGACCTGTCGACGGCAACCAGCTTTTCGAACGCCGCGTCCGTCATCGAGGCGGCCTTCACCGCGTTGGGCGCGGACTGCGCCTATGACGCGCAGCGCGCCGCCTTTGTGATCACGTCGGCCACCGAAGGCGAAGCCAGCTCGGTGTCGCATGGCAGTGGCTCCATCGCGTCGGGCCTGAAGCTGACGCAGGCCGCCGGCGCGGTCGTGTCGCAAGGCGCCGCGGCAGGCGTGCCGGCCGTGAACATGGGCCGGATCACCGATCTGACCCAGAACTGGGCGGCGTTCATGACGACCTTCGAGCCCGATACCGCCGGCAAGACGGCGTTCTCGGCATGGACCAACGCCCAAGGCGATCGCTACGCCTACGTCGGCTGGGACACCGATGTCACCGCCACCCAGCAGGGCAACACGACCCACTGGGCCGCCATCGTCAGCGCCAACGAATACTCGGGTTCGGTGCCGGTCTATCAGGACGTCCGCCACGCGGCCTTCATCCTGGGCGCCATTGCGTCGCTCGATTTCGAACGCACCAACGGCCGCGCCACGCTGGCCTTCAAGGGCCAGTCGGGCCTCGCGTTCTCCGTGACCGATGCCACGACCGCGCAGACGCTGATCGACAACGGCTACAACTTCTACGGGGATTACGCGACCAGCAACGATCGCTTCCGGTTCCTGTACCCGGGCCAGATCAGCGGCAACTGGAAGTGGGTCGACACCTACGTCAACCAGATCTGGCTGAACGCGGCCTTCCAGCAGGCGCTGATGTCGCTGCTGACCCAGGTGAATTCGGTGCCCTACAACCTGGACGGCTACACGCTGATCGACGCGGCCTGCCTGGACCCGATCAATGCCGCGGTCAACTTCGGCGCCATCCGCGCCGGCGTGACGCTGTCGAGCCAGCAGAAGGCGCAGGTCAACAACATGGCGGGCGTCGATATCTCGGACACGCTGCAGAGCCGCGGCTGGTACCTGCAGATCAAGGACGCCACCCCGCAGGTGCGCGAAGCGCGCGGCACGCCGCCCATGACGTTCTGGTACATGGACGGCGGTTCCGTCCAAAACATCACCCTGGCCTCGCTGGCCATTCTTTAAGGATTCAACATGGCGACTTTGACCAGTGCCAATTCCGTTCTGATGCTTGCAGTGGGCGGGATTTTTCCGGTGCCGCAGAAGATCGAGGGCTTTGCTTCGGACAGCTCCTTCGCTTTCACGGCCAGCAAGCCCGCCACGGTGAGCATGGGCGTGGACGGCCGCTTGTCGGCCAGCTACGTGCCGAGCACCTGCGTCCAGACCATCACGATTCAGCCCGACTCTCCGTCGATGCGCGTCTTCGAGATCTGGATGATGGCCACCGAAACGGCCCGCGAGATCTTCTACGCGAACGGGACGCTCAGCATTCCGTCCATCGACCGGAAGTACACGCTGACGCGTGGCGTGCTGACGCAGATTCCTCCGGCGCCGACCGCCACGACTGTCCTTCAGTCCATGGCGTTTCAGATCACCTGGCAA